ACATACGCTGGGTGCTGAAGGTATCCACATCCTTTCTTGTACCAATACTTCCCTTGAATTTTCGTATCCGTAGACAGATCAACCAGCTCTGCCACCTCGTATATCACATCTTCTGGATATTGTCCCTGCAGCAGAACTGCTACAGGCACTCCGCACTCCGGCAATCTCTCTCTTACAGAAATCCACTGCCTGTCTTTCAAGATGTTTATTGCTCTTTCCTGCTCTTCTGCTGATTCGCAGTGTATGACAACATCGTAAGTATCATCGTATTTCGCCCATTCTCCGTTTTCGTTCTGCATCAGCTTTATTCCATCAATCATCTTCGTTGTATTCCTCCTCTATCTTAACAGAGCTATCTGTCATCTCGCCTTCCCATCCCTCCGGGAAAACCGCATCTTGTAGATATGTGTTTTCATCGTCTATCCGAAGATCGTGGAACTCTACCGTCACTGTGATTCTTCCGCTTACAACTTTACTCACATTCCTTCTCCTCTCCAAACTTTCTGTTAAGACTATCCATGATCGACTGCAATCTTTTGGATCCGATTCCCGGTGTCTCACTAATTGCTTTCTGGACTTCCGTAATATCAATCCCGGGAACTGACTTTCTGCCCTCCTCATATGCTGTCATATAAAGATTCTTGCAGAATGATTCAAATTGCTGCCGATCCATTTTCTTGACTCTCTTGTAATCTTCTCTCCGAAGCAGATATCCTGCCCCGGTTGTCATGTTTTTTGCTTTGTTCATACTCTTGCACCTCTACTTTGCTAGCTTCTTCATCGTCTTAAAGAACTTCTTCATGCTCTTCATGAATTTCTTCATACCTCTTCGCCTCCTTTATGCAAATGGAATCCTGGCGTCAAACCAGCCGCCATGTTTCTCAATAATCTGCTCCACCAATGTTACCGGAACATATCCATATACCGTTTCTGTCGGGGTTTCCGGGTCTTCTGCATACGGCATCAGTAATTCATCTCTCTGATTCGGAAATCCAACCTCACACGTTTCATACTCTCCGCTCTCCAGATTCGTTCTCGGCGTACAATACAGTGAATCTCCAGCCTGCACACTCATCTTGAATCCATCCTTGCAAAAGATGTGAGGTCTCGGAATCTGTACTATACCTGCCATCAGCTTATATGTCTTCTGGAAGAAATCTTTCAATCCGTCATATTTAACGTAGCGTTCTGCCTCCGTCAATCCATTCGGAAAACAATGTCCCTTGTACTCCCACATGCCTCCTCCGGCTCTTACGAACGTAGCATATGTTCCGCAGCTCTGCATCGTTTCCGGATTAACTGCATGACTATGTGGCTCTCCTACCTGGAAATACCCTTTCTTCATCGTCCGAGGTGGCAGAATATCCAGAAAGTAGTCCGCCACACCTTCATCTACCAACTCTCCCGGCTTGCAGTATGTGTCTCAGTCACCGCAACCGCTCTTATGCCAACCATCAATCGTTTTCAGTTCCATCTTTAGCACCCCTCTCTCTTTCTAATCTCCGCAGACGCTTTATCCAGTGCCTTTAACAGTCTTGGAGATGCTGCAACCTCTTCCCAGGTCAGCCCCAAGCTATCCAAAGTATCTTCAAAATCTCCAGTATATCCGTACTCGTGATTATCCAGTTCGTACTTGAACATCTGGTAAAGAAATCCTGTTCCATCTTCATCGGCCGCCTTTGCCGCCTCCATCTCAGCGTTGTGCCGGTCCAGTACCTCATGGAAACGCTTGTGATCTTTCTTCTGGATGAATCCACCGCCCGGAATCCGATAAATCTTATCCAGGTCTTTCTCCGGGTCAAGCCCCCATTTCTTCATCATTTCATCAAACTGCTTATCCGAAAACGCAAACCCCAACGGCAGCTCATTGAACTCTTTCTGCTGTCTGTCTCTCAGCTCTCTATAGCTCTCCATCTTATCTTTCCTCCTCAAACTCTGCCATCTTGCTTCTGTCAAATTTCATTGCCGGATATTCGCAGTAACCGCTTCTCCGAGTACGTCCGGTTCTCTCTGCAAATCCGTTTTCTTCCAGAAGAGCTACCGCCCAAGGGCAATTATTGGTGTCAACATACGCCTCATCTTCTGCCAACGAACAGTCGCACAGGCAGGTGGTTACTCTCGCAATAGGTCCACACCATCTGTTATAAATTTCAACAGCAACGCTATTGTCTTCCACATACTTGCCGACTCTTAACTTACAATCCTTATATTCTGAATACTCTGTCTTAACATTCAAACTTGCCATATCAGTTCTCCTCTCTTCCCATTTCCTGGGATAACTGTTTTCTGATTTCCAACTCCGGTGCATCTTCTCTTTTTAATCTGCTCAGACACATTCCACTGTCATGTACCGTAAAATGAATATAACCTTCTGCACTCAATGTAATGCTTACCAGCTTCTCTGCCGTTCCATGCTGGCCTGCAATCTCCGTCAGCTTATCCAGTACCGGCATTACTTCCCTGCTCAGTTCCGCAAACTCTGCCTGTCTCACTTCATTTCCTCCTTTACTCTGACGAACATATCAAAATCCTCGCACATATCACACTCACTGCTACTCAAAATATTCTGGCAAACCTGGCACTTCGGGTCCAACCGTTTGTAATAATCCAGATGATTCTTTTTCAAGTCCTCAATCGTGAGCAGTGCCACTTTTCTATCCTGCATACTTTACTCCTTCCGCTTTTTTCTATCCTGCTTTGTTTTTAACAATTCCTCATTCTGTTCTGCATACGAATAGTAGCTATCTTTTCCAATTATCACATGGTCTACAACCGGTATTCCGAGTAGTCCTCCTGCTTCTACCAGCCTTTTCGTCAGCGAATCGTCTTCTGATGATGGCGTGCAGATTCCGCTTGGATGATTATGGACAACCGCAATACAGTCACACCCACTCACACATGCTCTGACAAATAATTCTCTTGGAGATGTCATGCAGTTACGATTTGTTCCATGTGCCACCTCAAACATTCCTATCGGTTTGCATTTCACATTCAATGCCAGCATCCATATATGTTCTTCCGGCAAGTACTCTGCATTACATCTGACCATAAACATTTGTGCTATTTTACTAGGACTGTCCAAAAATTCGTCTGCATCACTGAACTCGCTATTTTTCTTTACCAAAACAGGCTTTCTTTCTCCATCAAGCAGTAATTCATACTCAATTACTCCCATCGCTAATCCTCCAGGTAATCTTCGTAGTCAATTCCGGCTACATCACATACACTTTCGTAATCTGTGTCATTTTCATACATATTCTTGATAGTTTGGCCATGTATTGTGCCATCCCAGATGCGAATCATTCGCTCGATTGCTTCATTCAGTGCTTTGTTGCTTCTATCTGCCATTTTTTCATGCCTCCTATCATTTTTCGCTGGCTCTTAGCCAGGCAGCTGTTTACGCAGCCACCTCGACTTCGCCGGTTTCTCTGTTGTATCTATAGACTTCATATCCCAGGATTTCTTCCGGTGCCACTTCATTGTCATTTACTTCTTTGACCATCTGTCTCAACTTCTCAATTTCTGCTGTCGAAACCGGAACCGCCAGCAGCTCATGAATACTTGAAGGAAGGATGTAGAAATCTCCATTCATCTTCTCCGCTGCGATCTCAAGGTACTCTTTGTAAAGCATGATATTTGCTCCGTGAAGCTTTCTAGCATTCGTCAGCACATACATCTGAGGTCCATCTGGTTCTTCAATCTCCGGACCAGGATTCACTCCCATTAGCTCATACATAACTTCATTCATAGTTCTCACAGAAAATCCGGACTTTTCGGTATTCTTCTTTGCAGCTTCATCCAGTTCTTCGAGACTAATCTTTGATCTAGCCAGGCCTGCGTTCGTTAAAACATAGCTCTTCATTCCGTCCTCGTCCAAGCCAACAACCACTCTGTAAATTGCGACTAAGTCTGCAATTTTCTTTCCTGGAATATCTTTAAGCTTTTCTGCGTTTCTCTCAGCATTCACAAGCTGATATTCTACGTGGTCCAGGATGAATTTTCTGTCAATCCACTTTTCTACATTCATCTCAATTTCCGGTGTTTCACTGTTTTGATACATCTCAAACACTTTCTTTGCAGCATCTTCAACTGTCATGAAACCATCCTCCACTCTGTCTACGATTCCATCCACATAGAGTCTTGGGACAACCGTTTCTTCTGGCTTTCTGATTTCGATGCCTAACATCTTTACTCCGTTATTTTTTGTTGTCTCCTGTGCTGTTACCGAATATCCGTTTCCTGCCATTTCCTTTACTGCTCCAACTAATTCTTTTACGATTGCTTCTCTCATTTCAAAAACCTCCATTTTTCTTAATCTATTAGCGACTGGCTTACCAGTAATGCTTTAATTTCTTGCTTTCTTTTTTGCCGCTTTCGGCTCGTTACTTATTCTTTGCATGTGATACTGCCTTTCCCTAAAATCACATACTTCAACTCTGCACATCCAAAAGCCATGTCCAGTGCTGCCGGTATGGCTTCTGTCTGCCACGCTCTCACTCCCCTCCTACATTTCCAGATGCTCAATTTTAATAGCTTCACCCACTGCATCTGCTCCGTATCTTTTTTTCAGATACGAAACTGCCACATCCCACTCATGCGAATTATTGACTGTCTCGAATAATTTTTTCGCTTCTGTGATGCACTGCTCCACCACCAGGTCTCCTTTCGCAACTCTGATGATTCGCTTTCTCAGTTCCTCCACCTGTCTCTGTGCCTGGGTCATTGCACGGTCAAGCGTCTCTGCGTAGTTCGCAGCCTCCATCATGTTCTTGATGATTGGCATTCCGAAGGACTTATACAACTTTGCTATCTGTTCCTTACCCTCCACCTCGCTAATGGATGGATGCCATGTATACACATGCTCCACAATAGAATAATCTTTCTGGCTTATTTCAGCCCCGATTTTCTTTTCAAATTCCTGTTTTGTCATAGCTTCTACACCTCCTCAACTTTCTTGTAATCTTCCAAGATGCTCAACAGCGTCCCTTTTCCAATTCTGAACTTCTGCTTGTGTCCGCATCTGGTTCCCATATAATTGACAACCGTTCTTTCTGGAAGCTCATGCTTTATGTACTGGATTATGTAATAATGACCATCTCCATGATGAACAACGTCTATGTATTTGTGCTCATTCCGGATGTTCTGGTATGTAGCCTTTTCAGTTCTGTTTGCTCTTGATCTCTTTGCCATATTCTTCGCTCCTTTGAATTATTACTTCGATTCTTCGAACCTTGCAGGTAAAAAAATAAGCCTACTTCCAACAAAGCTCTCTTACTTTGTCTGCTCGGCTACCAAATCCATACTTTTCAAGCATCTCCAAATCTGCTTTCACTGCCTCATCTTCCAGCGTGCATCCACAATCACTCAAAGAATACAGCTCATCTACGATTTCATCAGCAATGCTTTCTTCTCCAGCTTCCAGGGCTTTTTCAATGAACACCCACAGCATCTTCTGTGCTGCATCCCATTCCGGATAACCAAATTCATTTTTATCTCTTTCACTTAACAGGCTTCTGTATATTACTAATGCGTTCATCTTGACTACCTCCGTTTGTATCGTGTATTTGTTTTGTTATTTTGTAACTTTATTATACTTCGATAACTCGAACATGTCAAGTGTTTTACTTCTATTTTTCAATTATTTTTACCAGGGCGATTTCATATCCCAACGCACTTACGATTTTCTCCAACGTGTCACAGCGAATACCGCATTTGCTTCTGGAAATAATCTGGTTCGCATACTGTCTGCTCACCCCGATTTTCTTTGCCAGGTCCACTGGTCGCACCTCCTCAACTTCCAGAACCTTTTTTATCAGCTCGTTGCAGTCAGTTCCTCTAATTTCTTCCATCCTCTACCTCTCTTTCAATCCAATCAGCAACTATCATTCCGCAGTTATCAGCTATCTGATACAGAATCTCCGTATCATCCCAGGTGTAATTGTTCAGAAAATCTGCCAAGCTCTCCCACCCCATTCTCTTCACAATCCGCTTCGCATCGTTCTTTTTAATCTCAAACCAGGTCAAATGCTCGTCCTTAAATTTGACGTCCCAGCACCTGTCCTGTACATAGGTTTCAAGAATCAGTCTTCCAAACATTTCCTACTCCTCCTCAAACAGCTTGCTTGCTTTCTGGGCCAGTATCTCATTTCTTCCGGATTTATCATCAAATATCCGGTGGCACTCCTCCAACAGCTTGTCTACTCTTTCCTGGGTTACTTCCAGTCCTGTACTCCGGATTGCTTCTTCCAGGTCTTCCAGATACCAATCTTCCCTGTACCAGATAGCGTTTGCCCTGCGGTAAATCTCATCAATTATCTTCTGTCGATTTTCCTCGGTTGCCTCCAACAGCCACTCAAAATTCAGTTTCCCATCCTTGGTTGTCGGATTGTACTTTCCGGAACATCTGTCCTGCCGGTCCGTTACATAGGTCTGAACGCCCCACCACGTTTCCGGTTCTTTATCTATGAATCCCTTTCTCTTCCACATTGCCGGAAGTGAATGCTTTCCATGCGTGTTTTCGTTCTTTCGGAACTCTACTACAATTTCCTCTCCCAACGCATTTCTGTCTGCGAAGGTAAACCACCAAACCGGCGGTACTGTATGCTCACACTGATATACTTTTCTCATTTTTCTGCTCCTTTCGCTAATGATTCAGCAATCGCCTCCATCATACTCTGCGATAATTCCAGATACTGCTCTACGATATAGAATTTAGCACTCTGCCCGTTCTCATCCCATATTTCAAAATACCGGAATCCCCGTTCTTCCTCGGCTTTATCCTCCTGCACTTTCACATACTCTCGTGCCTTGTTCTCAACGATTTCATCCAGTTTCTTCATGACCGTCTCCAGGTCAATCGACACATCCACCACTGCACACCCATTTGTAAATTCGTTCTCCCAGAACCCATGCAGGACATACACTACAATTTTCTTTTCCTCCATCCCGGTGTCCTCCTATCCGTAGATAATATCATCGAATATCGCATACTGGATAATCATGTCTGCCACTGTCGCATCTACCATGCAACAATCCAATTCATAGACTCCTTTGCTGCATCCTACAGAGTCTTCCGCATTCACCAGGATATTGTACGGCTTGTCTTCATTCTCCAGATACTGTTTTACTCCGCTGAGCAACTTTTCCTTGTTCAGTTCTCTCTTCTTGTCATCCACCGAATCATGCAATACCAGGACTCCTCCTCTGCTGATCTGCTCCGATGCAAATTCTCCGAGATACTTTCCTTTGACTTCTGCTCGCCTGCACCAGTAGCAAATACCGCCCTCCAGTGCCGTTGTAACAATATCATCAATATCCTCTGTGCTGATTCGTACGCTTATCTCAGCCTTGATTTCCTCATACTCTTTTCCCATCAGTCTTCCTCCTCATATCCTACTCTCTCTACATAGTTTACGCTGTCCGGTTCGCATTCAAATTCCGGACACAAGGACCGCCATAACTCCTCCAGCTCATTTATGCCATTTGCGGTCAGCTCTGTTTCATCGCCATCATTGGAGCCGATTCTGTATACGCTCGGCCGCTTACCTTTTCTGACAATTCCTTTGCCCGCTCTTCTCAAATTCATTATTCCTTGTCCTCCACTCCGGCAAACTCCAAGATTTTCTCTCTGGCGAATCCCTCAATCACTTCCAGGTAATTTCCCGGCCACACATCCTTGTTCGGCTCGTAGGTTTCTGTGAACTCATTCGCCCAGTCAATAAATTTCTGTTTCCAGGTTATGCTATCAATGTCTGTCAGTACCTCAAACAGATACTCGCTCTCGCCTTTGAGCTGTTCCAACATCATAGCTATCTCCATCAGATTTTCCGTCTGTTCGTTATATTCCAACATCGTGCCACCTCCTACTCTGTTCTTACTAAGCCGCCATTTGCAGGTGCAATTCCAATACTTCCAAGTTCTGAACAATCCGGAGCATCCAGATTTGCCACATACGCAAGCGGAACTCTACCTTTCAGGTCTTCTCTATCCAGTTCCCACTCCTCTTCCTCTGCACTGACATACAACAATGCCAGGCATCTTCCAAACACCATGTTGCTCAATATTGCAGCGTATACTATGCCGCCACTTTTTTCTTCCCAGTCGGCAACAGCTTTCTTCTCCTCATCGTTCAAATCGTACAGAATACCTACCGTCTCAGATTTAAGGACCGTTCCCTGCTTTCTGAATTTTGTGATTACCTGCGGCATCATTCCCAGGCGGCACATACGACCAACCGCTTCTTCTACCATTTTTGCTCTGTCCTGCTGATTTTTTGCATCCATTATTTCTTATCCTCCATTTTCTTCTCTAAATCTTCCAGTCCGAGTGTTGCATTTACGAATGCCAGCGCACATGCGGCTCCGATACATTCTCTGATTCCGGTTGAAACTCCGACAATCAAGCACACCAGCATAGCCAGTGAAAACATTCTTCTGCTTTTCTTCATTTACTTTCTGCCTCCTCTGTGATAAACTTGGTAGCACGAGGAGAACTTGTCTCCCCGGCTACCGAGCTGTTTTTCAGAACATTACTTGAACCAGGTCAAAACTGCCGTAACAACTGCTATCAGCATTGTTACTATGGAAATTACGATATGCGTCCAACATTCATAAATTTCAATTTTGGTCTTCTTCAACTGCTCTGAAAGCAGCTCTTCTTCTTTTTCTTCAATCCTGCGTTTTCTTTTTCCCAACGGGCAATTCCTCCTTTCTCATTTGTTCTGTCCTCTGCATTTCTACGGGGTTGGAACCGTCTGGCAAGCATATGTACTATTCCATCAACCTTGCCGCCTGCATTACTCTGTATCGTGTATTTGTTTTGTTATTTTGTAACTTTATTATACTTCGATAACTCGAACGTGTCAAGTGTTTTACTTCTATTTTTCAATTATTTTTCGAGCTGTCGAATCAGTGTGTGTAGCATCTTTGCAACGCAAAGTGCTATTCTTTTTTATCTCTTTATCTATCTTTATCTCTATCTCTTACTCTATCTCTAATTATGGTGTAGAAATCATGTAAGAAATCTTACAAAGTTTTATATATAGGAAATGTTTTTTTGCTTCGATTTTTCGACTTATTCACATTATCAACATTCTTCCTGTGGATAACTTCGGAACTCAGATTGAACTTTGCAGAACCGCATTTTCAGCATATATGGCTATAACATCGTACACGCTTCTATACCGGCTTTTAGCTCTTAGGCATAAGTTAGTATCTAAAAACGTCTATCGTTGCTCAGGCACATTTCGTCAAATTTGAAGGGGATTTTTTGTGAATTTTGTATATTGATTTATTCTACGGACTTGCTCCGCAATAAAAAAGAAGCCCCGGCAGAACACCGGGGCGAATGTGACATATTTTCCTCGACCAAAAGAGGTGTATTTAGTTACCTTGCCATTAAAGGCTTTCTTACTTGATGAATACCTGTCCTTGATAGTAGGCAGCCATCCATCCAGACGGTGCTTTTATCCATACATCGTTACCGACTACATTCACCTCTTTGCAGGTGATAACTGTACCAGCATCCAGGCAACCGTCATTGTCTTTATCGTGCTTCTGTCCGTCAGCCGTAAGCTGTGAATGCTTCTTGGCAGCATAATTTGTTCCGGGACCAGTACGCACTTTCAATTCCACTTGCAGTGTGTATACTTTTTCGGCTGTATACTGAGGGCTCTTCGCAACCTCTGGTGCTGCTGCGCTCTGCTTTCCATTGTATACAGAGGTCAGTTTAGCTTTACTTGCCGGTCCATATTTTGCATCCGCTTCTAACGCATAGAATTCCTGGAATGTAAGCAGAGCTTTTTCAGTATCTCCACCAAAGGAACCATCCACTCCGGACTTGCCACAAGAATATCCGCAGCCAATCAACATCTTCTGCATCTCTTTTACTGCATCTCCGAAATCTCCTTTCTGAAGATAGTTCCTTACGCTCACTGTGCCAGCATTGCTGACTTCTCCGGTATATCGGTAAACATACTTCCACGGCTTGTTGTAATAACTCCGGATGCAGATCTCTCTACCTGTCTGATCTCCAGACTTTCCTCCTGTCGTGGTTCCTTTTTCATTGATACTTGCATGCACCAGCTTCCCATTTCCGCAATAGAAGGCTGTATGACCGTTGCCAAGGAGAACATCTCCTCGCTTCATTCCGCTTCCAGTTGACAGATTCACGGATGCGATCACATTCTTGAATCCAATATTCGGCAGAACTTCCGGCATATTACCAGTGTACGTTGCACCCTTCTGTTTTGCTGGGATTCCGGCGTTTTCCAAGCAATTGATAACCAGCCCGGAACAATCATAGTTTGGGTTGCCCCAACGGTCAACCTGGTCGTACCCGTGGGTATCGTCCAGTGCAATCGCTTCTGCCATTGCTACTGCATTTTCAATCTTACTCACTTTTGTTTCCTCCTTTTTCTGATAAAGTTTTAAATACTGCTCCCCGTAAGAAGCCCTTGCTTTTTTCACTGTCGAACCGGTATCTGCCGGAGCCTCGAATTTTACCAAGAACACATCCGATGCCTCCTGGACTGAGGTTGCTGTTTTCAGCACCTGCAGAACGCTCTTGTAACTCTTTTCCAATTCGCTCAGCATATACTCTGTCTGAACCTTCGCATTCCCGATAGATACACCTCTTGCTTTTACCAGGTCATACAGCCCTGCTTTTCTTCCGGCGGACGTCCACTGGCAAAAACCATAACCGTATTGTCTGGAATCTCCCAGCGGATGCAAAAAAAGATCTCTTGTGATTTCTCCGCTGTCTACCGCCTCTGTGTACGTGTCATCGGTGTATTTATAATTCAGCCTCTTTTCGCAGAGGTTCTCCAGGTTCCGGGGATTTGCCCCGGACTCTGCGTAAATATTCCCCATCGCTCCGCATGCTCCGTATATTGTGCATCCGGCAGCCATCAGACCATTAAATAATGCGTCTGTATAGGTGTTTCGTATAATTGCCATAACTTCCTCCAACGTAAAAGAGTGGGAATTTCTCCCCACCCAGTTATAAGTACGTGTCCTCTTCCGGATCCAACTCTTCGTCTTCTTCCGGATGCAACTGCCCCATTTTGTCCATCAGGATAAATGTGAGCGGTAAAAATATTGCAAATAAAATTACAAGTGGCCAGAAGATCCCTGCCAAAACCATGAGTACCATTACCAACGGGTAGTTCGGTTCCCTTGGTTCGTAGTACAGACCGTTATCTTGGCAATAAAGTTCTTCGTCCTCATCCTCCATCCGGCATAACGTCCGAACAGCCCAGATGTATATCGGCTGGCATAACAGAATCCCAACCAGATATACAATCAGTAATTTATAGAACATAGCACCCTCTCCCTTCTGCTATCAGTTCTGAGAGTCATTCACCTTTCCGTCATCCAAAAGGTCTTTGACTTCTTTGAACCACCAGTCAATAATCTTCATCAATGCGTCTTCTGACAAGAGTGTCTGCAACCACTTAGGCAGCAATCCTCTTGCCTGCTGTACAACCCACTTCAATCTCTGCTGTCCCTGTTTCGTACCTTTGATCTCATGCTCAGCCACCAGGAACAGAGCGTACACATCTTTTCGGATGCCCTCCAGTCCTTTTGCTTTCGCATACTGATACACAACCACAGCAGTTACGATCACCAGCAGTGCAATCACCAGAATCAGAACCGGTACTGGCACTTGACTTAAAAAATTTGATAATTCCATATGTAGATACCTCCTGTTATACTTTTTAATCTCTTGATAGCTCCCTGCAGCGTTTATAATTGTTCAGCTGGGGAAATTATTGCCTAAACGCTTTAAAGGCAAATATGGGCGGATACGCTTCTACATTCCGACCTGTGTAGCAACCCAGCCAAGCACGATACCAATAATGGCAGTCACCACATAACCTGTCACTTTTCGCCACATTTCCCCGTCCCTGTTCTCCAGGGTTTCCAGACGTTTCCCCTGTTGTTTCTGTTCCCCCACCATAAGCTCAATACTCTGTGCCAGTTTTTCAACTGAAATCGTGAGAGCGTTGATCTGCTTTGTGTTTTCTTCCAGCAGTTCAATGCGTCTATTCTGCCTATGGTTCTCTGCTTCGATGTTCTTTCTGAACTCTTCGTGCTCGGCTCTTGAAATCACGTCTTCCATGTCCTCACCTCCTTCCAGATATGCTTCTATATCATCGGCGTCCGCATACGGGCGGCAATAATATTCTGTGACATCTAGCTCAGACTCTATCTCTTCCAGAGTCTTCTTGCTTTGCTCACGAATCAACATCCGGAGGTCTGTGACATGCGACCACAACCGGGATATGATTTGCAATTTTGTCATTTCCTATGATGTCCTTTCTTGAAAAGATGATAATGTGGCTTCTCTTCTCCGAAGAACCGCCATCGAACCACATCATCCAGGATTATCCCTACTGCTGAAAGAAAAAACCAAAGGATCATGAACTGAGGACATATCTGACCAAGAACATTCCCCGGCATGTTGCTGTAATCCCACATATTCAGTCCCAGCCATACATTCAAGATCAATCCGAAGATAAATTCAATCACTGCAATCCCGGATGCAGCTATCAACTGCTGGAGAACCAGCGGCATACATCGTGACCTTTCGTTAATCACTCCGCAAATGATGAAACACAAGCCTCCGCACACTGCCATTGCCGGAAATGAATATCCCCGGAAGATCACTTCCAGGGAATAATAAAAAACTCCTCCGACCAGGAAGAGTGTCAAATATTTTAGAAACACTTTCACTATGCAACACCTCCGGATGCCATGGCCTTAACATAATCTTTCAGCACTTCATTCTGGAACTCTTCCGGAATTTTTGTGCCCCACTGAATCTGCTCTAATTCAGATGCCTTGCTGATGGACTTAATCCACATGTTAAGGGCATTGCAGTATGTCGTATTATACGATACATAGAACATTGCTGTATCAACAATCTTCTGCATATCAGCAGCTGAAAAATACTTACAAGGCTGTCCATCCTCATGGTATTCCAGTTTTTCCTCACCAGCTAAAAGCTGCATTTTCTTACCGAACAGATTGATCTGGTCTTTCTCAGTCAGACTAAAATGTTCTGTTCCGGTTGACACCGCCGCATCTACTCCTGCATAGATAGTCTGTTCACATGCAGCTGCAATTTCCTTGTATTTCAGTTTTTTTGCATCTTCCAGGCTCAATCCTTCTGGCTGTACAGATTCCGTGAATGTCTCAGCTTTTTCAAACCAGTAGTCGAAATCTTTTTCAATTTCTTCTGCTGTTACATTTCCCGGATACCGGAGCTGAACTTCATCGCACTCCCATACCTTGTATGAAGTTTCTTTATCGCCGCCATAAGCCTCTGTCTTTTCTACTTCTTCGATATTCTTTCGAAGGATAACATCCGTTCCGGAAAATACCGGATAGACCTCAACTGCTGAGGGCTGCGATAAGTAAGATTCTCTTCTCATTTTCTACTTCCTTTCCGTGCTTACTTGCACTGTATGAACACATTTTGAATAGCTTATCAAAACAATACTCCATCCGGAATTTCAAACTGTTGCTATGCTTTATCCAGCCTTTGTATGCTGCAATCCGACAAGGTTTTTTCCAACACCGTTTTTTCGCCTTGTGCTATCGTGACATACATCTCTGCAATCAGTGATGTGTCAAACGGCAGTGTAAACTCTAACGTAGGTGTGGTACCTCTTATCATGCTATCCCCCTCCTAGTATCTAAATCTAGTAATATTAGTATCATCTGACCAACAGCCAAATGTATCATTATTACCGCAAGCTCTGACGCTTACTATAGCTCCGTCCATACCATCTGTGATGAAATCATCAGTGTAATTATTGCTGCAAAATGCTGTATAGGTCGTATCGTATTCTTTGTAAGATCCATCAGCCTTTGTGATACGCATTTTGTAAGACGTTGCATTTTCGACTTTCGTCCATTTGACTGCCACATAAGCATAATGAAAATACCTTGCACTCTTGTAGTAAGATGTGTACTTCACTGTCGGAGTACCAAGTACACATTTTTCAAGCCAGTTTTTTACGGCGTTGTCGATTGCGTCTTTTAAAGCACCATCGGGCTCGAAATTGACATCTGGAATCTTCACAGATGGTGGGTTCAATTTCGGTGTGCAGGCAAATACCGGCACCACATTAAATACGCTCATTGCTATCACACAGATCATAGCTATTATTGTTCTTTTCATTTTTCTACTCATTGTTTTCTCTCCTTTATTTGCTCAAACTATTCTGTAACAGTTCCGTTTCCGGATTTATAGATATATTTCTTCCTTACTTTATCGTACAGACAAAGTGTTCCGTCTGACTTCTTAACCGGGATCATGTCCGCAACAAGGTTGCTTTCGGAATAGATTTTCGCATAATAAATTTTTCCTTTCAGTCCAGTTCCAGCAGCTTCACCATTTTTGCTCATACATCCAATATAGAACGGGCTCGTCAATGCAAAATTACCAGCATTATCCAGAGTTACAGAATTGTTTCCAAATGTAGCAGTTGCTCCATTCTGCTTAATGACCCAGTTGTCTTCCCAAAATGCCATGTTTTTCGCTGCGCTTGACACTGATCCTCGAATAGCGTAGAAATTGTCTGTCACTGTGTAACCATACTTGTATTTATCATCCCTTGCGCCGCATATGTACGTTGTCCCAGATTTGATATACAGCTTTGCTTCTGTGTTCGTGTTCTGATCCGGTAAAATCTCTGTATCGAAATAACAATTACCATCGACACTAAGCGATTCCAGTTCTGTGTGACTTTCGCTCGGATCAACTGTATTCTCAGCAACATTAACTGTACACTGAGCTGTATATCCACCATCATCCGTTGTTACTGTAACTACAGATGTACCGACAGCTTTTCCGGTAACCCTCCCATTGCTGACAGTTACGTTTGAGTTACTTGTACTCCACTTAACCGATTGATTCGTTGCATCAGACGGCTTCACTGACGCTGCCAGCATTGCACTTTCTCCCTTCTTGATGCTTAATGTATTCTCATTAAGAGATACGCCCGTCACAGGGATAACCGTTGGTGCTACAGACGCCGTGGCATATCCTATTCCAAGACTCCTAAGTTTTTGGTCAATGACAGGGCTGTAGAATGTGCGATACCATGATTCTACTGGATGCACTCCATCACCAACACCGCTATTTGCATTAAGTGTATATTTGCTCTTATTCTTGGCTGTCATAGCAATTTGAGAATGCTTACGCATATCCAAATATGGCATATTCCATTTTTCACAGATTTCAATTGCTTTCGAATGGATGTTATCAACATGAGAATTATCTTTGGCGAAACTGTGTGGAATAATATACAGTTTGACAGCTAGAGGGTATGTATCCATGATATATTGCAATGCACTCTCTAATGCTCCGCAGAACGTCCCAGTGTTGTACGAAGCATCGTATCCGGATTCGATTGAGCCGATTGGAATGCTATTATTAGTGTCATTAACTCCACCATCAAAAAGGATTGCATCCGCTGCACCAGTGTAGTTCCTAATCTGCGTTACGATCGGGGTGTGTTCTGGGTTGGATGTAGTGGCAAAGTTCGCACCAGATTCTGCTTTATTAATCCACGTAGCATCTGCATACTTTTCTTTTAACGGCTGAATAATTCCAGTTCCTTCTTTCCATCCCCATCCAGCTATGATGCTGTCTCCAAATGCAACGATTGTCTTTCCTTTGTACAGACTTTCCGCGACCACGGTGCCCGAACCAGTTCCTGAACCATTTGCGCCTTTTGGAATACCAAGATTCAGTACAGGATTCTCGGTCGTTCCTGTGATCGATGCAGTGGCAGACTGTCCAGATTCCAGCGTGTTCACCGTTCCAATAGTAATATTAGGCGTTACACCTGTATCACCTTTCGCTCCGGGTTCTCCCTTTTCTCCGGCATCTCCTTTATCGCCTTTAGAACCTTTCGAACCGTTTCTGACCTGAAATGTGCTTTTTTCACCATTCGTTTTTGTCACGGTGACAATATTTGTACCACCATCTTCTGTCGATGTTGTTGTCTGCTCAACCCTTAAGATACCAACACCATCTTTTCCGTTACTGCCAGTTCCACCACTTGAACCAGATCCGCCAGTGCAATTTTTTTTCAAGTAATCTACATCTTTTGTCAGACTTTCGATGTTATCTTCCATAACGCCGCTTTTTGATACAGTCTGACCGATTGTCCCTTTGTATTCGTAGCGAAATCCATCCTGTAACCCAGTGTTTGGATAAGCATTTTGGTCTGCAGACGTTACATGTCCATAGCTTGCTGTGTATCCAACGGAATCTACATGTTGTGCACTGCTGCACTTCATGACGTACATTTCAACCGATTTCTTTTCCGTAACAACGTAAAATGATGCATTCGTGGCAACTTTAAAAATTCCATCTTCGGCCGATGCTTTTTTCACATATTTGCCTCTTAGGGAATTCAACTTTTCGTAGTCACTAGAATTCGTTACATGAAAAGACCTTACCGGATCTGCAAGAACAATTTCGCCTTCTGTTTTTCCAATTCCATCACTGTAGTTAATCACAAAATCAGGCTTCATCCCAGGAATTCCCGCCATCCAACTCCCAAGACTCAGTGCTTTTTCTGCGGCCAGATTTGGAGTCAGATTGGAACTGAATTTTTCCCAAACATGTAGATTTACGATATTGTTCGGTGCTGCATCTAAATCACTCTGTACAGCAGCCACTTTGTTGCTTGCAGATGTGATTTTTGCCTCCAGTTCTTTCTTCAAGCTGTCTAATGCAACGGTAATGTTATAGAATATCTTCAGATCGGCGATGGAGGTATAAACAGCATCCTCCAAATCTGTAAGAGAAATATCCCCACCGTCTTTTCTTCTGATGGATACTCTATCTTTCAAGGAATCATTATCTGCACTGTATCGTGTAGTATTAGACGTCCAGCTCCCAAGACTATTCAAAGAACCGCTGTTTGCATTGTATGTGGTTATTCTTATTTCATATCCATCTGGAGGAATGATGCTTTCGTTTTTATGCCTGTCATATAATACCGAGACAATTTCTTTTTGTGAATCAACAATCGCACCCGAACTGTTGATTGAGCCATACGAGAAAAACCGCATATCTGCCTTAGTCTCTGTCATCCGTTTTCTTGCTGATGCCATATGAGCTGCAAGAATCGGGAATTGCGTTTGAATCTCTTCTTGGCTTGAACTGATGTTCTTAATCTGTGTCCGCACAGCTTCACCAGCGGAAGGATATTTCGTTCCATCTGCTCCAACTCGAATATCAGTCAATTCACTATTCCCGGATGTATTGTTATTCTCGGCTACGAGGTTGCTGATCTGGTTTCTTGCAACCATATCAATAGCACCGACTTTTCCATCCAAATAGCACTGCTGAATCGCATCATGAATGGCTTGCCGAACATCTTTCCCATAGATTTTTGTTTTTATATTTCTCAGTAATTCCGTTATATCAGCCATCTTATCGCCTCCTACTTATTAAGCTTTCCTGTCAACGTTTTAAAAGCAACACCGAACTCATACACTGAATTGTCCGGCGTCAATAAATCAAGTTCAATTTTGGTACATAAAAAAAACGTATCTATGTCATGCGGTTTAGATACAACTCTTACTTCATCGCCAATTGAAATCAACTCTGTATTTACGTCTACCAAGTGCAAATCTACTGCTTTCACTTTTAGTGATACCGACATTGTTATTCCGTCATTCAGATACGCTTTTCCCTTCGTAAGTAAGTTGTCAGCAATTGTTACATCATCCCACTCATGAATCTTTGTAATCCTACCGAACAACTTAATTCCTGTTTCGCTTTCAATGTAATCTTTTCCATCATTTACTTCTGCTATGGTCAGCCGGCCTGTTTCATTTCCATCTTCATCTTTTAGCCTTTCGCCAAGAGGAACCAAAACCGTAAACACATTTTCAGCAGTAATATATTCCGTAATGTCGAGCAGATTGCTGCCGAATTCTATAATCTGTGAATTTGTAATCCCCGGCTTTTTCACGTAATCCACATATCTCTTGTCACCAGAAACCCTAGTCCGGATATATCCGCCATGTGTATTCACGAGTTTTTCCTTTATCTCATTCAGAACATTCGGATACACGGTTGAACTGTAATGCACATAATTATTCGGATCAGTTACGGTAATCTCTCCAACTTCAAATTGTTTAGTTTCTTCCACCTGCTCATTATGGCTTGCTATATACTGCTTAAATAATTCTGGGATATCTCCTTGGTAATCATATGGGCGTAAAATCGAATCCACCAAATAAGCAAGTTCTCCTTCACACACTGCTTTCTGCCGCTTATAAAAATCCTTTTCCGTATTCAACAGTCTTCCGTGGAACAACTCTTTTGATTGGACTATTTTCGTAAACGTCTGGCTATAGTAGGTGTAGGAATACATTCTGAATGTTATGCTTCCCGTTGATACCGTGTAACTTGCAGATGTGAATCTGTATACCGTAGAATCCTCAGTTCCATCTTTCAAATCTCCGTAAAAATATGGATATTGTTTATAATTTGAACATATCTCTGAACTCGACGAACCCTCTCTATTTAATGGACTTGTAAGTGCAATCTTTCCCGTTGCTGGATCTACGGTTGCTCCACCATATATAACAGTAGTTGGTATTGAAGTTGTCGGGCCTTTGCTCGTCTTATCAACATTCTTTAAAACATACGTAGGATTATCAGACGAGACTACTGATACAACCGTGGCCAGTTTATTTATTTTCCCGTAAGCTACATTATTTGGTGGCATTGTAAACTGGAACGATCCAGCTTTATTAAGCTCACTCGTTACTTTTGCAGCCAATAAGGAATATCCATCATTGGCAGAAAGCAACGGGGAGTATATTACCTCCCCGTCCGCATAAACCGTATACATCAGAGCATCCCTCCTTTGTAATCAACAGATACCTTTCCGTTTCCAGTAAAAACCAGTTTATTTTCACCGCCTTTTATAATAATATCTAGTACCTTATTCTCGCCATCTTTCAGATCATATGTCGTATTCTCGAACTCAACCTTTAATCCATCAGTTGCATAAACATAGAATGTTGGCACAACTTCTTTTTGATTACCATACAGGATAAACTCCAATTTTCCATCAACTACCATATTTGCGTATTCTCTAATAACGCCGGTTTCAAAGCTGAATGTATCCCATATCCAATCTTCCAAACTACCGGTCAATTCCATTTTGTACGGTTGGCAAGTAGCGGATATCACTACACTTGCTGTCGTTTCATTTGATTTTGCCGTAGACATTTCCACGGTGCCATCGTAGTAATAACACGGATCCGTATCCAACGAAATCCGCATTCTTTTTCCATGAATCTTTCCGGCAATATTACTCGTCAAATCCGACCAATCAGAATAATTACAATTTCTGGCATCAAATTCGAACTCTAGCTTTCTTGTCCTGTACTGCATTCTTCCTGTAAGGGACTCGCTCAAATCAAGAACTCCATCCCCTCCAGGAATATCAATCAGCACTGTCTTAGGCTCTGGTAAGCCAATCGTGATTTTGGAGAGCTTTAATCCCCACTCTTCATAGGAATGGTACTCTCCAAATTTGATTCCTGTAGACACGTTATACACCTCTTTCTTCCAAGTCGTATCTCTTTCCGAGATTCTCATCAATGTACGGGGTTGTCACTTCGGCAATTTCTTTTCCATCCAGATCGACATGTACATGTGTTTCGCCTTCGATAACAACATTGGTATCCTTGCCATCAAACGACTGTCCATTTTCCTGGTCAACCTTGTATGTCTGGCTTGTGTTTTTGTCCAGAGTTATTTTTCCGGTTTCAATATTCACAGCTGCCTGCATCTTTTGTGCCAAAGCTTTCATCTCTTTGTTGGTCTCATCTTCCAGCTCTGGCATTTCACCTTTAATTCCTTCTCCAACTCCAGGTGGAATCCACTTACCTACTTCCTTGGCAAATACTTTAGATGGAGAATGGATGCCGAGAGCTCTCTTAGCTCCATCAACAATTCCGGAGAAGAAGCTTCTAACCTGGCTCTTGAACCATCCGGCCGCATTGCTTATACCGTTCCATACTCCTCGTACGATATTTCGTCCAACCTCTGCCATCTTTCCTGGCAATCCAGCCACTCCGCTTGTTACGGCATTTACAAGCTGTGAAGCTGCCGATCTACCATGGGCAGCCAACTGACTTCCCCAGGAAACAACTTTACTTACAGCATTCGTCAGCCATGTTGCAATTTTTCCAGGCAACTGAGCGAAGAACGTAACGATGGCATTTATTGTATTACTTGCTGCCTGCCGTCCATTGCTCAGCATATTTGATCCCCAGGTAATTAAGTTTGTGAGCGTATTCTGGAGCCATCTAGCCACTTTCCCCGGCAATTCAGAGAAGAATGTGGATACATTCTCAACAACGTTCCTAGCGGCTTCAGATGCTTTCTGGAGCATGTTGCCGCCCCATGTTACCAGCTTATTGTAGGTATTAACCAGCCACGTCCAAATCTTTCCAGGTAACTGAGAGAAGAACGTAACGATATTGTTAATAATAATCGGCACATTTTTCGTTACCCAATTGATAGCATCTACGCCAAAGCTCACGAGCTTACCGATTGCAAGTCCCAGGATATAGCCTATTTTATAAGGCAAATTCGAGAAGAAATTCTCAACAGCATTTACAGCATTTTCCGCAGCACTTGATGCCTGTGATAACAAATTAGAAGCCCACGTCTGGACTCCTGCAATTATCTCTTCCAAGAATGCAGAAATCCGTCCAGGTAATGCCTGGAACCAATCTACAACAGCATCAACTACCTCTCCTATTTTGGAAGGTATTTCTTGTACGAATGCAAGGATTTCATCCCAATGTTGCTTAACCGCTATAGCCAGATTTGCTACAGCAAAAACAATCCCGGCAACTACAGCTGCTACAGCCGCAGGCGCACCGAGAATAACAGCGCCAACCGCCGCCAATGCAACGCCAACGCCCATAAGGATTTCTTTTATGACACTGAATCCATTCTGGAACATATCCACGAAGCTTGTGACCGCCAAAATAGCGCCACCAATAATTGATCCGATTCCTGCAATAGAAGTTCCAAATTGAGTAACGAACCCTATTACTTTCTGTACTGCTCCTCCGATGGAAGATATTATGCTGGCCACTTTCGGGAACTCCAGCTCCAGAACCTCCATTAAGGTTCCGGCTTCGCCTCTCCATAAGGAAAATCCTTCAACAGCTTTCCCAACTACGCCCGTAATGCCGGTAATTCCGCCTTTTACAGACCCTAAAACTGAGAACAGTGTATTTAATGAGCCAGCAACATTTTTTGCTGCATTTAAGCTTATTAACGCTCCGGCTATTGTACCTATCGCTTTTCCAATAGCCTCCATAACGGCAGGATCCTGCGCATCAATGACTCCGAAAATTTTTGACAGCAGATCTACGACACTTTGTGCCACAGCTCCAACTGTGCTAAGCAGACCATCGAAGAACCCATCCAGTAAAGCTGAAACGCCAGGGAATTCCTCGCTCAGTCCTCGGCAAAATCCGGCTATAAAGTCTTTCCCGGCCTGGATAATGAGCGGAAGATTTTCTTGTACCGCCTCCCCTATTTTGGAAAGCATCTCACCGAACGAGCTTCCCAGCTCTTCGGAATGATCTGTCAGAGCTTTTAAGAACTCTGTAAAAATATAAATGCCGGCAGACCACATATCTCCAGCAACGTTCATTATCGCTTTCGCCAGTTCCGACACCATAAAGGCTCCGGCTGACGCAAACTCTTCTTTCTGTTCCAAAAGAGTTTGTATAAATGCGCCGACCAGGTCTTCCGCTGTTCCGATAAGCTCCGGTGCAGCTTGCGCTACTCTCGTAACGATTTCGGCCATGACATCGCCAGTTTTATCAACGAGCGCATCAAGTCCTCCGTCATTGAAAGCTTCCTGTAGTCCCTGAACCATCTCCTGGGCTACTTTTACAACATTCTTTAGCGGAGTAGCCATTTCCTCGTATAAAGAAATAGCCAGACCTTCTAATCCGGATTTCAGAATAGTAATCTGTCCGGACAAATTGTCGTTCATGGTGTCCGCCATTTTCTGAGCGGCGCCATCGCAATTTGCGATAGAATCTGTTAATGATGCAAAATCCTCATCGGACGCATTAACTATCGCAAGTAAACCAGACATAGCTTCCTGGCCACCCAAAGTAGTAGCCATCTGTGCTTTCTGGTCTGCTGTTAATCCTGCAAAACCTTTTCGCAGGTCGACCATAATCTCATTCAGAGATTTCATGGAGCCATCACTGTTCGTCAGTGACACTCCGAGAGCATCCATAGCTCCCTGCACATCTTTTGTAGGCTTGGCCATTCTGGTGATGATACTTCTAAGCGAAGTACCTGCCTGGCTTGCCTTAATTCCGGAATTGGCCATCAGACCAATAGCCGTAGCGCAGTCTTCGGCTGAGAAACCGAGCGCTCCAGCTACAGGGGCAACATATTTGAATGTTTCGCCCATCAGACCTACATTAGTGTTGGCATTTGATGAGGCTTGTGCCAAGACATCCGCAAAATGCGTAGAGTCTTTGGCTGATAAGCCAAATGCCGTCAATGCATCGGTAACGATATCGCTGGTCGTTGCCAGGTCTTCTCCAGAAGCCGCCGCCAGGTTCATGATACCCTCGATACCTTCGAGCATATCAGTTGTTTTCCAGCCGGCCATTGCCATGTAGGAGAACGCTTCTGCCGATTCGGTGGCCGAGAACTTCGTCTTGGCTCCCATCTCCTTCGCCTTGTCAGTTAGGCTTTTTAAATCATCTCCTGTAGCTCCGGAAATAGCCGCTACGTTGGACATAGCAGCCTCGAAATCAGCTCCTGTTTTTATAGCTGCTGTTCCGATTCCAACAACAGCTGATGCAGCGCCTCCAATGATTGCACTGGTGGCTTTTAACGCAGTTGAAGCGCAAGAACTGATTTTATTGATACCACTTTGAAACCCCGATGAGTCTATACTGGTATCAAATTTAAGTGTGCCATCATAGCCCAATGTTTTTCACCTCTCTTCAAGGGCAAACAATGGATTATCGGCTCATGATGGCTCTACTTAATCTGTTGTCCGTTTTTTATTTTAACTTCAAAAATATGGGAGCACTTTCGCCCCTTACAGGCTACTTGCACTCCCTTACATTCTGCCTCCTCTGTAAAAAAGAGTGGCATTCTATAACCACAGGCAGGACATTGTACCTGGGTATATTTCTTTCTATCCACATTCAAAATCCAGCAGCCACCTCCTTAAAGCAATCCCGTAATATCTTCACCATTCACAAGAGCTTCTGCCAGGAGCTTGTCTGCTTCTTTCTCTTTATGTGATACAGGCAATGCATGGATTGACTGCATCTTCTTGTAAAACTGTTTCTGCTCTTTAGACATTTTTGAAGTAATATTCATACTCCTGTATCCCATTATCTTTACAAACTCCGTGTCATTAGACAGTCCTTTAAACAACGACCGGAACTTCCACCAATGGAAATCCTCAATATCTTGTAGGTCGATGCCGTATTCTTGCAGGAATGCTTCATAGATATAGCCGTCATCGTAGTCGAAGGAATAAATCTGCTTCTGCTTGCTTCCTCCTGTATCTACTTCGTTTTGGTTCGATTCCTTGCCGCATCTATAGAACCAAATGATCTTCTCAACAGCTTGGGATTTGTTTTTCGGGATAATTGGGTAATATAACCTCAATGCCTGCATCGTCTTCTCTGAGTCTTCCAGTTCGTCATCTTGCATAAGCAATTCAAACATAATAGAAATGCGAAAATCCGTATTGATTCGGTATTCTTCACCATCTATCTCCACAGTCTCAGGAAGCAAGTCCACGATCATATTCATTAGTTGTTAACGGCATGGAAATTATTTTTGTTTTTCTTCTTTTTAGCCGCGCGTCTCTCTGCACGATTCTGTGCTCTCTGTGGATTGTACTTATCAGTAATGTTGTTAATCTGTGTTTTGATTGTTCCGCTCAATGCAGTAACTTGTGCAAACGCATCCATACGAATACCAAGATCATTATTTTTTGGAAATACTCTGTTGCTTGTTCCCAAGCCAAACAATGAATCAAAATATTCCTCTACACATCTACACTGGAATTTCATACCTTCAGCTGTCGTCTTCCCTTCATAAGCTTTCGGATCCTGTATTTTCTTTGAAATGTCCTTGTTCAACTGCTCAAATCTTTCAATCACATCAGCATCCAACAGATTTATTTCCAGCTCTACTCCGTTAATATTTACTTTGCTTACGCTCATCTTCCTTACCTCCTGTTATTGCTCGCTTCTAAACGTACATCAGAGACTACCTATGCAGCAGCCTCTGTGAATTTCTTACTACTAATATCAAATGTTCCTAATACTGGATCACCTACAGCATTCAGATTGCCAGAAATCGTCTGTTTATTATCTCCGGAATAATCGGATACTTCGCAAGACACTCTGAACTTTCGTGCTTCATATGCCGTAGCACTTGCACTACCTCCGGATGCTTTATTCCATAATTCCACTCGGCAATATTCAAATTCTGCATCTGAACCGGTGTAATGATTTCTTCCAACCATGTAGATTGCGTCTACTGCCTCTTCTTCTACGATATGTTCCGCCTCAAACGGAAAGCTTGTCTCGTACCCAGTCACACAGCTGGACGAAGATGCCTCATTCACATATTTTACAGATTCTGTCTGCGCCCCCGGACTTTCATCAAGGGTTGTGAATCCTGTACCCATCAGCACCCATTCTGGTGCTGCTTCAGTACCAACATTTAGATAATCTGCGATCTTATGTCGCAATACAGCTGTTTTTACCATTATGCTACCTCCTTCTGGTATAAAAGTCTTAACTGTATCTGGTATCGTGCATTTCTCATGGACCCATCAAACATATATCCGTTGGAAAGCACTTCAATTTTCTCCGCATAGCAATGCTCCGGAAGTTCCGGAACATTCTCAGCACGGTTTTGTTTCTCAATCCAGTCAGCGAATTTTTCATAAAACGAACTGTTCTGGATGTTTTGGATTCTGTCCATAGAGTAATATTCACGGCTACCAAAGTTGAACTGGTACTGTCTGTATTCATCACCATTCACATACCGTTTTAAAACCGGATCAAAAATCCCTGTCTCTACCGTATACTCTATAGCTTCATCTCCCATGGCATCTACTCTTAAAACGCCATCTTCTAACAAAGGGCAACTACCGATAAATTCAGTAATCGCCCCGATAATAGAATCTGCCATATCAACCTCCTATTTTCTTTGCTCCTTCCAGGATTTCTCCCTTCTCGGCAACCTTCATTCTTTCAAACCAATGAGCTCCACGGTTCGGATCGTATGCCCTTGTCTCAGCAGTATCGTAATACTGTTTTCTCGCATAAGGGGCAATATAATCAACTTCTCCACTTCCAATGTCTGTACCTAATTTACCGGACTTTTCCAGCATACCTGTTTTGAAAGGGACTTTTGGGCTACAGCGCCTCAATACTTCTGAATCCACAAACATTTGTTGCCTGGTAAACTGAGCATTGCGATTTGCCGCAAAATCTGTATTCCATTTCAGCTCAGCCTTTCCATTTGCGCCACTAATAATTGCTCCTCGTGGTGTGCTAATTTTTTTGACTCCCATTAGCTTCCACCTACTCTCCAGTGTTTTGTTCTTTCGGTTCCACGAATGGTATTATCCGCATATTCTGTAACAACAAAAAAATCATCAATCACCTTTCCAATTTCTAATACTTCCACTGGATCCAGTTCTTTTCTTCCTCTGAGTATGCTTTTTTTGAATGCCATTACATAGCAGTTTTTCTGGAGTGTCCAAAGATGTTTTTTCTCTTCAAGTGTCGTTCTGGCATATTCCGCTTCTGAAAGGTAAGTCTTTCTTCCTTCAACTTCTGACCTATATGGAATTCTTACTGCATATTTTCCACTCGCAGCTCCGCTTCCATCTAATGATCGTGATCCGTACCAGCATACATCATGGATAATTGTTGGCAGAAACACTTCCCTTCTGTCAGCTCCTATGGTTTTGTTGAAAATAACAATATCAGTGTTGTGCATCATATTCTTTTGACCACCCCCGGTATAGCAATCCTGTATTTGCAAGCCATCTTTTAGCTCTTGTATACATTTCGTGGTTGCAATCAGCATCATTTGATGCATTGGCATATGTTATAGAATAACCATCGTTGCTTTCGGATACCACATCGTTTTTCTGACTCTCAACATATTTCACTACTACATCCGCAACGGAACATATGGCAAACTTTACACAATCCGGTATTTCTTCCAGTCTTCCAATTCGCCCAAAGGTAATCATATCTACAAATGCCTCTGATTCAAGCTCTGCATTATCGAAATTTTTATCATTTGCAATGCTCCCGTGATAAACTTCTTGGTAAAATTCAAAGCTTACACAAGGAGTTTTTATATCTTTTCTAATCATATGTTTCTCCTTGCATGGCCGGATCTACTTCTCTTCCACAGACGTTTTTACATCCGAAGCTTGATCTGTACTTTTTCCCTTGGAAGTTTTTTGACTTTTCCCGGCTGAATCATAAATCATATTTCCTTCCATATCAGTGATGGAGTACCCCAGGGCAATATAGGATTCCTTTTTATCTGTCGGAATGCGGATAACTCTTTTGCCTTTCATTGCTTTCAGCATAAACCGCCTCCTACTCTGACTGCTTTGGAGTCTTGGTTGTCTTTTTCTTTCCGGAATCCTCTGAAACCGGTGCAGCTGATCCCATTGTAGCCTGTGCCTGGATTGCCGCTTTCAGCTCTTCGTTCTCTTTCTGAAGATCTGTAATCTTTTTGTCAGCATCCTCCGCATACAGAGTAGCCTCTGTCAGTTTGGCTTTCAGCTCATCGTTCTCCTTTTTGAGCTTTTTGGCAGTCGCCTTGATGTTCTCCGGCTCGAACAGCACATTGTCATTCTCATCCCGGATAATGTAGCCCATCTTCTTATACTCATCGAATTTCTCATCCGGGATTCTGAGAACTCTGTTCTTTTTCTCAACTTTATACATATGGTTTCTCCCTTCAAAAATTGGCTCCATGCACACACACAGAGCCAGTCATCAGTTTCTTTTATGCGTTCACATGGAAATCAATAGCGTCCATCTTATGAGGCAGGATAAACACATCCTCGAAAGACTCCTCGAAGTAGTCATATTTACCCTGGGAACCTGCGGACGGCGGGTCGAGCTGAGCGAACTCGTAGGAAATAGGTGTGATTACCGCCATCGGATGTACCAGAACCATGTTGATCTGCTTCGCTGTGGAATCTACCTTCCAACCCTCGGTAAAGTCATACTTCGTTTGCATCATGTCACTCGGTACGCTCTCCGGGATCTTCACGTCATCAATAGAGTTGATCGCTCTCTTGATTGCATCAGAACGGCTGCCAACATCAACGGTTCTGTAAATCTGCTTCGCATTGTTGATGAGCGTTCTGACATCCGGTGTCACATACAGGATTCTTCCTGCTCTCGGAACTCTCTTATTATCCATGTCCTTCATCATCTCATCAAAGACGGTCAGCACATTCTCCTCTGTCAGCGCTTCACTGTGGGCTGTCTTCGCTCCGTCAGTGGTCCAGTCTGCATACAGCTTGGAAATGCAGTAAGCATTCATCTCCGGGAACTTCTGCTCCTCGTTGTAAACCTTCGTGATATTTCCGATTGCCACAACGCCCTTAGTCTCGGCAATATCTCTCGGATGTACCAGTGTCTGCCACTGTCTGTGGTTCTCCAAGGTCAACGGTTTCCACTCGTTGTTGTAGTTACGCTTTCTGGTTCCAATGGTGTCTCTGTCTCCATCGGTACGGCCAGTTGTGGAGATTGTCGGCACCTCGATAACTCTGGAATTTACCCAACGGAATCTTCCATTGTTCGGTGTCGCAAATAAGTCTCCAAAATACAGAACATACGGAAACATCTGCTCCAGTGTCTGTAAATACTCGGTTGCATAATTTAATTTCGCCATTTCATTCTCCTCCTGTTAGTTTTTGTCTGGCTGTCTGATTAAGTTGAACCCAAACGGATTAAACTGCGTTTCTTTTCCTTTGACTCCTTCGCCTCCGGCTCCGCCAGTTCCGCCAACTCCTCTTGCAAAGAACGGCTTTCCTTCCTCTTCCTCGTGGGAATCGTCTTCCGGATCGCCATCATCATCGAAAGCAAAAGCTCCCTTGTAATCGTCATTCTCCATGAGAGACTTCATAAACTCATCGCCTCCCAGGAACTTTCCGTCTTCCAGGGTAAAGTTCTTCTTTTCAAACTCTGCTCTCACGCCGTTTTCTGCAGGTTTGCTGGTGAACTTATAACCACCCATGAACATATCCATGGCATGGGTACGCTCCTGGGCTGCAAGCTGTGCAGTCAACTTCTGTGTTTCCTGGGTGTACTTCGTCTCCCAGTCCTTTGCAGACTGCTTGATGCCGTCAATATCCATGTCCTTGTAGGACTGAATCGTTGTATTGGCATCTGACAACTGCTGCTTTACTCCGTCCAGCTCTGTAATCTTGGCATCCAGTTTTTCCTTCGACACATAGCCTCCGGCTTTCACATCTACTACTTGGATTTTCTTGTCAGCATCAATCGCCGCCTCCAGTTCCGCATAGGTCATAGCCTTAGGCTCTTCGCCGTCCTTCGGGGTTCCAAAAAGTTTCTTCAAAAATTCGTAAGCCATTTCACTTACCTTCCTTTCTTCGTTTCGCTGATTTCGTTTAGATTCCGGTTCACTCCGGCACTGCTATCGTGCGTTTATATCTCCGCACGCAAGAGAAGGAGACAGTTTATATGCCATATCACAGGGCAAAAAACAGCAGCCAGACGTTCCACCAACGGACCGGCTGACTGTTATTTGTTTTCGTGGTCTTAAAGGGTGTCTACGAACTTCTGAGAGTTCCCAGGACACGTTTTAAGTACTTCAATGGTAAATTGTAAGGGTTAATATGTTACGACCCTATATGGGGCGAATACCATTTCACCCATGGTTGGGAGATAGCAGGATCACCTCCTTCCTACTCTGCTGTGTAGTCTTCGATAACCGGAATGCCGTACTCAATAGCACATGTATTCTCGATTTTGCATCCTCTGGCCTCCTGCCAGCCTTTAGCAAAGTAAGCGATGTCTGCATCGGCCAAAAGTTCCAGGGATTTTCCCAAGAACCAAAGGGGCTTTGCATCCACCGGGGCTTCCTGAAAAAAGGAATCAATGACCTCTACTGCTTCTCCGATTTTCGCCTCTGCGCTCTTGATTGCTTTCTGGCGTTCTGCCAGGATGTCTTCATCAGACTTTCCTTTCATTGGCTGTGAAATAAACAATTTCTTCATGATTAATCCTCCTAATCTGCAAACACCCAATCATCTGCAAGCATATCTGCCTGACTTGCGAGCCATCCCATCTGTACTCCTGATGTTCCGACAAATGCGATAGCCATGTTTCCGATAGCATCATGTTCGCAGTTTACGATATCTCCATCCGCTGTCTTGTAAGAAATTCCTGTAGCGAGCTGGATGTACTGCTTCTTCCCATTCCATCCTTTTCTTGCTACTTTCATGCCACGTTTCAGATACTTAATTGCGTCTCCAAATGAGAATGTAGCCTCGCCACCCAATTCCGGACAATTCTCACTATCTGCTAACGTCCATTCATCACTTGCGATATTGGAAAATGTATAGTCCGGAATCTGTGTCTCACGGATATCCATGTCAACTCCATCTTTCGTGTGTATGATAATTGTCTGCTTATCTTTAGACCAATACCAATATCCAGCCCATGATGGCAATTTCAACTTCTTTCCCTGTTTCATCAGTTCAAATGCTTTTCTAAATAACATGTCTTGTTACCTCCTTATTTTGCTTTCTTATTCGCCCATACAGCTTTTCCACTGACTGAGCGGTTAAATGATACCAAGTTACCGTTGCCGTCATATACGGCTGATACCTGCGTTCTGGCAGTATCTATGCTCCGTCCAGTCTGCTTGCAGAAATCTTTCATCTGTGATTCCTTCTCTTTCAGCTTCACAGATTCTTTCTGGAACTCCTCCCGGAAGTACGCTCTGTCTGCTTCTGACTGGACCGTCTGGATATATGAATCATAGGCGGCCAGGATTCTCTTATACTCTCTGACTGCCCGTTCATATTCACGCTGCTTTTGCATACACTCATACTCCGTAAGAAGGTTCCCTGCAAACGAATACTTCGGTCTGCTGTAATCCTCCAGATCATCTTTCGTGTATGCCGGTTTTGAAACTTCCGGCCAGTACGGATAAAAGCTATGCCTGCAATTCCAACCGCACAAACCGGCTCCTGTTCCATATCCGGTTGCCTCGTAGAAGTTCTCATACCCCGGAGCTGTGCCCTCAATCTTGAACACCTTGCCCTGCCAGACTGAGTGTGAGGGTCTGGCTCCTGCATGAGCTGTTGTCTCGTAATACTCAGCTCCAAGCTCCGAAGCATACAACTCCGTCAGCTTTCCGGCTGTCTGATTTACTCCGGTCAGCAGGGCAGTTCTGATTGCCGTATCCAGCTTTGAGATATACCCACTGTCATACATGACCGATGTTCCTTTGACTGCTGCATCCCGGATAGCTTGTCTGATTGCCTCCTGGTACGAAAAAGCACCGGACGTAACCTTCATATAGGCTGCGTTCAGTGCCTGTATATACTCCTGCTGTGTGGCTATTGCCGTTGTCAGCGTGAGATTTCCTATCTCTCCCCTGCACTTCTCTGCGGCGGCCTCCATAGTTCTCTGCATCGCTCCAGAAAGAACAATATCAGATGTTTTCAGCTTTCCAGCTTGCAGTAGCGGCTTTGCATCCTGCAACATTCCGGTCAGACCTGCATCCTGGAACAGCCGCAATATTTCTGTATCGGATTTTCCTGTCAGAACGCCAACTTCCCGGATTACATCATTCATCAATGCTCCGGACTGCTTCGCCTGTTTCAACTGCCACTCGGCTGTCGGTGTGATTCTTCCGGTCTTTGCTATCCTTCGTGCCACATCTCGGATGATCTGCTCATTCAACACATCGCACATTCCCAGATAACCGGAAGAAAAGCTATTCAAATATTCTGGTGTCAGCACTGCTCACACCTCCTATTCTTCTGTAGGAAATCTGGCTACCGGCTCCGGCATCATGTTCTTTGCCTCTTCCTCCGAGCATCCAAAATACCACGCAAGAAACGTTTCTGTTTTCAGCTTTCCGGCAACCACCATGGACCATCTACGCTGATACTCAGCTTCTGTGTCTTCCAGAACTCCATCGCCCCAGTTGCAGTTCAGCTCCGTTTCTCCGTCCGGAACCATATCATAAAGCAACGCCAGAGTCCTCATGGCGTATATGATTTTCTCAAATCCTTTATGCCATGCGTCCTGCATCGCCGTTACCGTATGGTATGACCTCTGCTTTGATACCCGGATTTCGTATGCCGTCTTCTCAATGTCCGTTGGTTCAGACAGCGTACCGTAGGCAAGGCCGACCAGGAACTCTATTTTCATTAGTTGCTTATTCAGTCCCTGGAACAACGCTTCGTGGCGAATCTGCGGTGCATACTCTTTCAGCAGCCCCTTGTTAGTTCCATCCGCATTGTCGAAGTCAAATGTCTTGAACATCCTTTCCTGTCCTGCCGGAAGAACCGGCTTTCCATGCTTATCTGTCTGGAACAACTCAGAATCGCCCAGGATAGCAGCTTCTGTGGCTTTATACTCCCACAATACACGCCCGTACTGAATGTCAGCTTGTTCTATTATCTCTGTAGCTCTGGAGAACACTGATACCCCCAATGGCGAATCCGTATCGATATTGTTTGCCTTTGGTACTTTGATGTACGCAAAAAGCGGCTTGTCGATGTTACCGATAATTACCGGTTCTTCCGACAGGCCCGCCCATTCATCCACCTCAGACAGTGGCACTTCTTTCCGGAATCTATCCCTCACAGCATAGGTTCCGTCATCGTTGTACTGGTAAATCTCCTCGGATTTGAACGCCTTGTTGATGATCGTATAGGTCATTCCCGTAAGCTCATGGTATTCAAGCCTGGTATACAGGTAATCTCCTATCTTCTTTCCTTCCACAAACACCGCCGCCGTTATCTCTCCCTTGTTGTTGAACGCACATGGGAAGAAATCCACCGCTTTCACGAAATCCAACTCGATTGCCGTTGGTCTTCCGTTTTCGTCTATGTTCGTCACGAACGGCTTTACCGCAATAGCCCCACCTTCGCAGTACATCTCAACAAATTTGTTCAAGTCCGTAAGCTGGTCTTTCAACTGTTCATTGATGAAAGCAGCCATCGGACTGCCAGTTACCTCCATGCTGAACTCCGTTAGTATCAGCCTGGCAAATTCCTCCGAGATCGCTGACGGCAGATTCAGAGGAATCACATTGTCTTTTCCGCCTCTCCATGGCGGTTCATTCTTGTACATGTTGTGCCACAGCTCTATGGCATTCTGCATTACTCCGGATTCGCATATATCAACGCCCAGGGCTTTTTCCACACTGTTATTCGGCACCAATCTTCTCAACACCTTTCTCAATATATTTGCAATTCTCAATCAGTTCACCCCGTCTTCTTAATGAATTTCTTTATCCTCTTCTCGAAGCTGTACTCCATAGCATCCAGAGAGTCAATATCACTGGTTCCATCATCCAGACGCTCCAGTTCCATTTTCTTCGGATTCCAAACCGCCATGCTGATAGCTTCGAGAACACTTTCACAATCTGGCGTAAAGAACACACGCCCAGTTGCTGAGAGCGTGGTCATTGTGAAGATACGGTCTGTAATCTTGCACTTGGCAGCATTCGTGACATTGATATTTCCCAGTTCCGCCTCAATCATAGCTTTCTGCAAACCTCGTTTCAGCACCAGTTCCGCAGAATCGCAGTACACATTCGTAATGAATCCGTACCGGTCCAATATCTTCTCAACGAATTTCATAAACATCCGGTTCAAATCATCGGGGTCTGTTCCGTCTGCATCGTGCCATTCAGAGGACAGCACATACAGTTTCTCATATCCCTGGGTAATACCAGACGCAACAAAAGCGTGGCCGGAGCCGTTACCTCCGAAGTCCACGCCTATATTCAGCTCTATGAACTCTCCACGTTTCGCCATGTCAATCGTCTCTTCCAACGGCACGATGTACTCATCGTCCTCTGCCGCTATGGAAGTTGCCAGCTTAACGTATATCAGACCTTCTGCAATACTTCTCTTACCTTCAATATCTCGGATGTACCAGATGCTGTCCTTGTCATACTGGCTGACAATCTCAGCTATTCTCTGCTTCGGGATGTTGATATTCTCGAAGATATTGAAATGCTCGTAATTGTAACCACCCAGAAGCTCTCCCTTGGCCGCTTTCTCAGCGTATTTGTCAATGTAATCAACGTATATCGCCGCCTTAGGATGGTCTGGGTTCAAGTCCCAGAAGATTTTTCTGTTCTTGGCTGCCAGTTGTCGGTTGAATGCCTCTTTGATGGTGTTGTCATGATGCAGGTTGATCTCGGTTGCAATCCACATACCGTATGAGTTACCTCGGATTTTCTTGTAACTATCGGACGCTGCACCTCCGGCGAAGATTACAATCTTGTCTTTGTACCCCGTATCCGGGCCATTTATCAGCAGGCAGTCATTCCCTTTGTACTGAGTCCACCTGCACTGCCCACGAAATATATACTCAAGACCGAACCCATTAGCATCTCCAATGTTCAGCTTAGCATTCGCCATAGTCGAACCAGTCGCCAGGTGGATTCTATCCTTCGTCGTTTTTAATTCGTGAGCAAATGCGAAAACATTATCTACCGTCTTACCGGAACGAACAGCACCTTCCAGGATATTGTAGGTACTGTTCGCACAATTTTTGATATACCGCTTGTGCTTGTCGCTGAAATTGAACCCTATACGCTTGCGCCTGTTGACCTTGACATACGGGTTGGATAAGCCCTTATTCTTCGCCGCCATAAATGTCGGCTTCGATACCCTCCATGTCTTCTATCTCGTAAAGACCAATTTCCTGCTTATCTCTCCAGATGTCCGGCCTACGATTCTTCAACCAGAAACAGCACGCTCCTACGTCCGGTATGATGTCCTCTTCGGTCTCAACCGTCTCTATCTTCGCAGGCTTGGTATTACCGTCTTTGTCCATCTCAATAATTTTCCGGGTTACTTTCGTTTTCTTCTTACTTCCTTTTGCTCGCTTATACAGACTCAGTTCGACTTCTGCATCTGCATATTCTTTTCCGGCGGCCAGAGCCTCTGCAAACTCCGGGTAATCCTTTTTCCAACGGTTGATTGTCCTCGGAGATACCTCGAATGCGTCAGCTAAATCCTCATCCGTACCGCCTCTCATGCACAATACCTTGGCAATTTTTACAAATCTCTCATCATACTTCTGCTTTGCCGCCATTCAACCACCTACTTTCCTGCCAGGTAGTCAGCCGCCCAGTATTCAATCATCTGCCATTTATTCTTACTGGTAATCGTGCCGTCCTTCTCTGCTTTTTTCAGAGCTTTTTTGATTACTTCTGCCGATTCTACCGGAATGGCAGCACTGCCAAATACTTTCGCAAGGTACGTCCAATCCATGTCCGGGTCAAAACCGGCATCGTCCATTTTCTCATTTGCAGCATCAATCATGGAATGGACTGCCGCCCCTACGTTCCGGATGTCCGTAAACTGCTGGTACTTATCCAGTGTCTCCACGAACTTCTCACACTGCTCATAGGCAGCAACACCGATAATCTCAGCACAGCTACCGTTCAGATTCTTCATCAGTGCATCCAAGTCTCTGATCTGGTTCGGAAGGAACGCAAACGCAATGGTCTTGAAATCAAACTGAACCGCCGGAGTATTCAGCTTATCAAACTGCTCCAACGGTTCTTCCAGAATCTCTTTCCCAATATAGCTCTCCATCATATCATCGACGTTATCCATCAGCTTCACGATCTCTCTCAGCGTACTCTCATCATCAAATCCGGAGATTGCATTGTGAGCCAACTGCTTAGAAGCTGCCTTGCTTCGGGTCAGCCCGCTCTTATCCAGGATAACGATAATCTCTTTCAGACCTGCTTCTCTTGCACTCTTTACTCTGTGATGCCCGGAAATAATCTCCAGTTTCTCTCCCATCAATGCAATTAACGGCAAACTCTCCAACTGCCCTCTGTTCTTGATGTTCGCTGTTAGCTGGTCCTGCATCTCGTTTTTCATTATCCTGGCATTGATGTCCTGCTCCTTAAGCTCGGCTAACTGCACCTTCGCAATGTACAACTCCGTACCCATGTCATAAATTATTTCATATTTTGCTTTCTGCTCTTCTGCCACTGTCTTTCCCTCCTTAACCATTCTTCCAATGTTTCCTGCTCTGTTCGGTCAGTCAGCTCCGCTTCGTATGTCAGCTTGAAACCGTTGTTCTTATCCTTCTGCCGGTTTACCAGCTTCATAATGCCCCGGACTTCTTTGTTCTCCGGATACTTCGTCAGCATGGCGGTCCGGACTTTCGTTACCTTCTCACGTTCCAGATCGTCCAGGAGCGTTTCTGTGAAGCAATGATTCTGTGCCAACATATACAGTAGTCTACCGAGCCGATACGTGGTGTGTGGGACCTTCATAACGTACCAGATGAAGAGTGATGTGGCTTGCATCTTTGAAATCCCAAATACGCCCGATACCATCCCGTCAATCAGAACAGCTCTATTGAACGTAGCCGATGAACCAACAAAATTATGCGTCCATAGCTGTCTGTAATACTGTGCCTCTGCTGCCTTAATAGAGATGATCTGTACCTTGCTTTTCTCCGTTATCTTGTAATCTCTTGGCAACATACTACAGTCAATCGGTGCCAGCTTACTCTCGGAAGGTCTTTTGATTTTTCTTCCCTCTGCCAGTGCCGCCGCTTCTTCTCCTCTGTTCGAGGTAATGTAGCTGTTCAAATCTGCTCTCGTGCCGGCTCTTGCAAATATCGGCTCTCCTACAGCCTCTCCGGTTCTTTTCTCTTGGTAGCAAACAACCAGAGCATTCGCATTCATGCACCGGTCAAACAACTCGACGTGTCCTGTTTCCGGGTCGAACAGCTTATACTCTGGTTCCTTCCATGTCATTTTCCCCTGGGTGTCATAGAACTTCTCATAGCCGGAGAAGTAGGTCGGCGGATTGGCAATAACCAGCGTGTGGGGATCGTCAAGTACCTCGTCCAGATGGTCCCACATATCCAACGGTCGGTACGTCATACCGTACATTTCCTTCTTGATGTTCTCTAAACTCTGCCGGATATGCTCGATGTGTTCCTCTCTTCTGTCTCTCAAATCTTTCAGCAGATTAAAGAAATACTCGTTACCGGCTGTCTTCGATGTTCTCAGATACATCTGAGCATACAGGGCAACCGCCGGGTCCAACAGCTCCTCATCAGAAAAGCCCTGGGCGTGTATCTCCAGTTCGTCAAGCGGCTTGCCTGTAACGGCATACCCCATAACCGAACTCATCATAGACACATCACTTGTCTCAATCTGCTCCGGCTTATACCCGTTCTGGATTGCCAGGTTGCTCATGGCGAATGTTCCGGCACATGGCTCTACAAACCTCGTATACCCGTTCTTCGCAGCATTCTTTATCAGATTTACCAAATATCTCTGCTCCACCGTACCCAAGCATCCCAAGAACATCTCTCCTGGGTCTCTGAAAAATGCCATCGCTTATCAACTCTCCCTTCTCTCGTTGCATTAAAAAAGGCACCGTACCCTTTCGGATGCGATGCCGTTGTTTTTGGACCGGAGCCCTGCGATGAACAGGGTCTCAACCATGGAATAGTTGCGTGCTGTCTACACCAGCTCCGGATATTATATTAAAGCGCCCATACCAAACAGACTCATTTGCTGGTAGCCATCATCTGGCTTCGTCTGCACTTCGGGCTTCTTACTTGTCGTTGCTACCTTCTTTCCCTTCGGGGGATTCGGGTCTGGAAGTTCTTCGATAATCTCTCCAGTGTTCTCCACCCACCACTCAGCAAAAACAGTTCTGTGACACCAATCTTCCGGGATTCTCACATCCTCGTAGCACAGGAGGACCAAATCCTTTCCCTGGGCCGCTGCGTCACGTTCCATCTTCATAACCATGTTGATGATTCTGTCCTTGCCTATGCCGTTCAGCTTCTCGTAATAGGCTTTCTTGAAATCTTCCAGGTTCATTCTCAGCATATACCCTTTCGGTGCCAGTGAGTAGCACTGGTTTTCCAGTCTGTACGCCAGTTTGAATTTCGGCGTCCCGATGCTGATTCCTACACAGTAATATTTGCCATCTGCAAGCTCTTTGTTGCTATATCTGCTCGTATAAATTCCCATTGTCCGTCTGCTCCTTTTCCCTTGAAAAACCGTTGTTTTCCATACTTTAATTATACCAGATTACCTACCTAAGTACAGGGAATACAGGCTGTTTACCGTTTTTTAAGAATCCCTTCCTCCGGCTTTGCGGTCCGAAGACCGCTCAGCCATCAGAGAAGGAAAAGTCGATTCACAGTGCTCCATTTTTATGGTGTGACATATGGGCTTTTGGCACTTACTACGTTACCACAGGTATTTTACCCTCGTCAATTCCATATTTTCTACTGTTTTTGAACCCAGTTTTCTCACACACCCAACAGGTACACAGCTATGATTTTGCAGGCGTTCCCGATGTCCTTATAGACAGTTTTTTCACTCACGCATTCCTCGCTTGCAATCTGAGCAACCGTCTTTTCTTCCTCCGCTATGTAGTATTCGTACACTTCCCTGTAACACCGCATAGCTTCTGGCTTTTTCGATGTTTCGCACTCCTCCCGGTACGTCTCAATCGCACGCTCTATCCGGTTGATGTAATACATATTCTCTGCCCTGCGCTTTTCCTCTTTCTCTACTACGCTTTCCTGGCTATTGATATGTGCCGAACCCATCAAATCTCTTAGGAACGCCCACCGTTTTTCTACTTTCTCGCCTTCCGTAAATTCTTCATCTTCCGGGATTTCCCTTTTCAGTCTACGGTAGTCTGATAACAATTTCTTGGTTCTTTTTACCTTATCAGCGTTACTCTGCTCACGTTTTTCGGTCTTTTTTCGCTCTTCTCTGCACATTTTGACCGCTTCTCTCGCAGATATTTCCGCTATCTGTGTCAGCTCTCTCCCTGTTACCCGGTAGATTCTGTTTCCCTCCAGACTCTCTGTTTCCACAGGTGCGATTGCTAACAGTTCCTGCTCACTCTGCCTTTCCATATACCGCCATACCTCCTTGACTTTTCTTGCTCTGCTCCATATAATGAATCTATCTACGAACATTTGAGGAGCTGCCATGGGGATATGGCGGCTTTTCTTTTTATCTCCGGTACTTCTTGCATGAAGCGAAGTGCGAAATATAACCTGCTCCATCTCCACGCTCGCCTACCAGAATTCTTCCTGCCACTACCTCTCCGTCCGGCGTGACGATTTTTTCTTTTCCGGTGCTGTCCTTCTTGTAATTATGCAGTGCCATGTCTACCGGCATATTCTTTCCGGACTTCATCCGCACCCACAGGATTCTTCTGCCGCACTGACGGCACGTTCCTTCGCTTGCCCTGTTGATCACAGCCGCACCTTCTTTCCCATTCCTGCCGTTCCGTATCTCAAAGCCTCATTCAGAATCGCAACCATCTCCGTAATGCTTACCGCTATTGCCTGGTTCCGGTTTCTGTCATTGATGCTTACCATGCCGGTCTGCAAACTGGCCTTGATTCCGACATCCGTTACTTTCTGATACAGGATTCTCTTCTCTTTCTGAAATGCTCCGATTCCTTTGAACTTCGTGTATGTGCCCTTCGTCTCAGCGTACACTCCATCCATCGGTCCTTCCTTCTGGTCTGTAACATGCCCTATGGTAAAATCACTCATATCCTTCCTCCTTTACTCCGGCAATGATGTTCCGGTTACCTGCTTTGCTCCTATGCTGCTTAATTTCTTCAACACTTCCGGGATATTCATTCTTTCAATCGTGTCTTTCGCAAGGTTTTCTTTCAAATTCTGTTCCAGTGATTTTATCAGAGATTCCTCTACCTCTCTCTTAGCATTCGCAATCAGCTTTTCAACCTTCTTTCCAAGTTCCTCTTCCAGATACTGACTCGTGAGCAGATCGGCGGCGGATAATTTCCTGTCACTGGAATAACTTGCAATGCGGCCGTCCCTGTCATATCTCTTTTCCGTAAGGAACAGTTCAAATCTCTCTCCCACGTATTCAGACAGAGGCTTGTACGTTACTTCATCGCTCCAGGTGCTTTTCTTTTCTGGGATAACAATCTTTCCAATCTTCTCCTCGCACACATTCGCAATGAACTGGTCTACGGTTGCCTGTATCGTTTCTTCCGCCTTCAGAATCTTCTCTGCAATTTTATTATCCACTGCCTTTACAGCTTCATTCGTTGCCTTTTCCAGAAGGGCGTTTTCCACGCCCTCCACAATCCGTTCTCTCAACTCATCATCGATGGAATATGCCTCTTCATCCATCCAGTCAAGTTCTACTTCGATATTAAATTTTGCCATTCGACTTTCCCTCCTGTTTCTGCTTTTCTGCTTCTGCCGTCATTCTCTGGAAAATACAAAAGCCCTTGCACCTGTCCGGCGGCACTCCGCATGATTTACACGATATGAACAATGACCCATCTTCTTTTCTCGGCCTTTTATCCATTTATTATCCCTTCATTTCCTCTTCAACCTCTGCTCCGCACCGGCAACAGATATTCTGAATCGGCTCGCCCAGTTCTCCTCTGAAAATCTGGATGTTATCCATGGAGATCACCGCCGTACACATCTGGTCATAATGCTCTGCCAGGAAACGCTTGATAGGTTTCGCCGCTACCTCGAACTCCTTCATCAGCTTCTCGGCTTTCTCTTCCTTCTCTGGATGTAGAAACTTGTCATAATCAATCCAGTGATTGTCAATGTACCTTCTCTCCAGAAGCTTTCTTTCTCCGTGTTCTTCTATGACAACCTGATCTTCTTTTACGTTGATAATCTTTACCGGCTCGTCCATGTATTTCCGTGTGGATCCAGGTTTAGGCGAAAGCACTGGAAAGCCGAAAACAAAGTGTACTGGTGGGAATGGTTCAGGATTGAACGCCTCCGCTGTTCTGATTGCCGTTTTACCTACCAAATTTCTTAAATTCATTTACTCTTCCTCCTCTGGTTCATCATATCCATATTCATCGTCTTCGGTGTCGGTTTCATCTTTCTCAGAGCCACTTGTAGTCTCTGTACCGTCCCCTGCACCGTTTAAATCGGTTTCATCAGTAAATTGTTTATCCTCCGGGTTATCGCCCGTAGAATCGTCATATACGCTCTCGTCTGCATCCTCATATTCTTCCACTGGGCCAGGAAGGGCATGTTTATCTGCCACCTCTCCCGGAAGTTCCGGATGTTCGATGTACTCCGGGCCAATATCCGGCTCGATTCCTGCCGGTCCCGGCTCTGTCACATCTCTGTAGTCTGCATCGAAGATACTTCTCTGTGTTGTATCGGCTACCGGCCGCATTTCATACTCCCCGGTCTCCTCATTCAAGAACAGTTCCATCTCGGTATCACAATTGCCCTTCTTCATATCTTCAACCTTCATCTGGCTTGTTACCTTGTGGCTGAACTTCGGCTTCGCAATCTCTCTGCTTTCTCCGGGAATGTTTGGATTGTAATTCGGCACATACTCTCTCACGAGCGATACATCCAGTTTCAGCGTCAGCGTTCCTTCCTGGCATTCCTTTTCCTGCATATTACCGAGCAGTCTCTGTAATACGAAATTCATATCTCTCTTCATGTCATTAAAGGTATCGCCATCAAAATTCAATTCTTTCACAAAATCGCTCATCCTACTTACCCGCCTTTCCGAACTGGATATTATGTTCTTTCATGTACTCCTGCAAATCCTTCAACTGCTGGAACGTACCAATCGCATAGAAGGTTGCCTTGTATTTCTTCTCTTCCGGAAGAACTTCTTTTTCGGCCGGCTTTTCTGCAGGTTCCTCACTCTGCACATCTGCCGTCTTATCCGGAACCGGTGTATCGTAGCCAGATTCCGAAGCTCTTTCCTCCTGGGTCTGCTGTTCTACCAGTGCTTTTTCTCTCTCCGCACGTTCCGCAGCGATTCTTTCAGCCTCCTGGCGTCTGCGCTCCTCTGCTTCTTTGGCTCTGGCTTCTGCTTCGGCTCTCCGGCGTTCCTCTTCCTCGGCTTTTCTCTTACGGTCTGCTTCCATCTGCTCTTCAAACTTAATCAGACGGGCATTCTCAGCCATGGCCTGGGACATATCAAGTGTCCTCACATATACATCCTTCGCATTCAGCTTGTACTTGCTATCCAGTGCATCAATAGCCGCCAGGTCGCTCTTTACTCCCTGAACCTTTTCCTGGATTTCGGTTGCTGCCTTGCTTTCCTTGAAGCTCACGTTCAGATACTGTGCCTCAAACACTCGCTCAAAAGGAAGAACCTCTGCCAGCTCTCCGATTGCCTCAGCATATACATCCTGCAATCTGGCTTTCTTCTCCTCTTTTACGCTGTTCTCATATTCCTTTACCTGCCCGTCAATGATGCTGATCTGTTCCTTGATGAGTGCCGTTACATCCTTCAAGTCACTCTCGAACACTTCATACGGCTCCATGCACTTTTTCTTGACGAGCTTTCTTCTGTCCTCAATCTCATTGAGCAATTTTCTAAGGGCAGCTCTGTCATTCTTCGCATCTGATACCGTATCTTCCGTATACACCAATCCCTGGTATGCTGCCACAATGCTTCTGACATTCTCCTCCAGCTCTGCTTTGTTCCAATCAATCCTCTGTAAGAACCCGTCTTCCGTTGGATTTACCAGTCTTATCTCCATTTTTTCATCCACTGTGAATTTCCTCCTATTCTTCCTCTGACAAATTTATAATCGTCACTTCTACTCTCGGATTCTCTGAGTAGAACTTCCGGCACTGGCAGTCAACAATCTGCGTATCATCGTAATATGCCAGGTTGTTGAGGCTGTCAGCGATAATCTTTACTACGTTATCCATATCCGGTTTCTTAGTCGGGCGTATCTCTCCTGCCAGCATCGCAGCTCTTTTTTTCTTCGATGCCGACTTAGGAATCCGGTAGTACGCCTTAATCCTCATATCCAGCATCGCCTCTTTCGGAAAACTCTCTGTACCGTAGGCTGTCTGCCATTCCAGCTTTACCAGATTTTCATAGGACACCGTATCTTTCGGGGTTATGGCATGGCCGGTCTTCGTATTGAATCTCGGTCTGCCTTTTCCTTTCGGCTCCCCGTACACCGTAAACTTCGCTTTTTTCATGTCCGCCTCCTACTTCATTAATTCTTCATATTTTTCTGGATTTGCTTCTATTTCTTCTCCTGTCAATATTCCATTTATAATCTTGAGTTTCGTTGCCGTTTTCCTACGCTTTTCTGCCTTTCTGTAATAGTAATATGATAAATCATCCAGATCGTCTGTATCTCTTAATACCGGAACCCGATCTCTGCCAATCTTTGTGAATTCTCCACACGGTACTAATGCCATCTCTTTTCCTTTCTACTGACTCATTAAGTTTCCTTCTTCCATCTTCGCCTGGATACAATACCAGCTACTCTTCTTTCCTTCCCTGGCAATTTTTATCTGCCTGGTTGTATACCCATTCATTACCAAGATTCCTGCAATAGTCCGTCTGTCCTCCGCACTGAAAATTCTCAGCGTGGCATCCGGCTCAAACTGCTCATCTGCTGTCTGCATACCGAACAGTTTTGCCGGGTGGGTTTCCAGGGTTTCTGCAATTTTGATGAGGGAAGATACTGGAATGTCTACTCTGCCTTTTTCATAATCCGCTACCGCCGACTGGCTCTTACCGATTGCTTTTCCCAGCTCCTCCATCGTCATATCCTTTTCTGTCCTGCAACTCCGGATATTCGCTCCAATCTCTGCCATATCCATATGTCACTTCACCTCCATATCACACCTTCCCCTGCAAGTTCCGCATGACCTGTTGGAACTTCGCCCTCGTTTCCTCAGACATTCTAGGTTCCGGTTCTGTTTTTTCTTCTGCCTGCTTCTTAGCTTCGAGCGCAGGCTGCTCTTTCTTTTCCAACTCCAGCGCATTGTCTCTCATGCTGGCAATCAGCAACCGGATTGATTCCGGCAGTTTTTTCTCTTCGCTGATTCTCTGCACTGTTGTCCTGTAATTCCGGATAAAATGAGACTGTTCTACCGTCTCAACCCTTTCAGAATCCATCAACGCCCACTCTTTCAGATTTGCCGCACTTCCTACGGCTCTCTGGCAAGCCTCCGGTAGTTTCTCAAATTCTTCCACTGAATGATACCCGGAATTTCTGACCGCCTTTCTTACCAAAGACCATGCCTCCAACTCACTCATGCTGCTATCCACGCTCTCAACAATCTGCGTTGCCTTTTCTCTGATGTCTGCTATCGTTGGTGGAAACTTCTCTGTCAGCATATACTTCTGGATTGCTACGTTGGCCTGCTGATACGGAATATCTTTCAGCAACTCAAACCATACATTGAAGGCATCCTGGTCTGGAATGAATGTCGGCTGTGCGTATACAGCTTTCATTCCCTTAACAAGCGTTTTGAACTCTTCTCTTGTCATTACCAGTTATCTACCTCACTCACTCTGTTCTGAATCCTGTCCCCGGCTGGTCTCTGCGGAATCTGCGTCATTTTATCCCAGATAATGCCTTTCCAGTTATTTGACATACACTCCTCAATCAAATCACACACCCGGCCTTCTCCAAATTCTGCTACTTTCTTTTCTACCTGCCGGAGAAGGGATTTCATTCCCTGCTCTTTGTAACCTTCCTTGCGTTCAATCTTGTATGTACACCATTCACACATCTTTTCTCTGATTTCGCCGCCAAGTGCATAATCTGGAACCAGACGCTCATAGAGCTGCATCGTGTCTTCCTTCTTTGCGGTTGCCTTTTTCGGCTTCGGTTGTTTTTCTACTGGCGGTTTCTCCTGCTCCGGTTCCTGCATCTCTGGAATCAATGCCTCCGGCGTCTGGGAGCCGCTCAGTTTCTTCTCATCCTGGATGCGGCGATAATACTTCCTCTGCCGGTCCGCCTCTGTAGAACTCTGTCCGATGAAATTCTGAATGTCCATCATATAGATTGCACCGTTATCCAGTACCTCTACCAACTTCAACTGCTCAAAAATCTTCATCGCACGTTCTACCGTCCCTACCTGGTGCCTCGTAATCGTTGAGATCATCTCCAGACTGTACGGGATGTAGTCCTTGTACATTAACCGTCCTTCATTTTTCAGGCTCCGCAGGTACATCTTCATGAGTATGTCGCTGTACAAGTACCCGTCCTTCATTCCCTGGAGAAGCAGCATTTCATCAGAATCAAAGAAATCCTCTTTCAGTTTCAAATAGTAATATTTCTTATTGTCTGCCATCTACTCACCGCCTAAATTCCGGCTACCAGGTTCGTAATTGAAATCGGTCTCTTCAAAACCTTTGTATGCCTACAACAATCGCACATCTCGCATCTGTCCGGTTCAGCCTCCCCATTCTTCACTCTGAGGATTCTCGGCATATTCGTTTCTACCATGTGTTTCGCTTCATCGAGATAGTTCTGCGTCACTTGAATCACTTCGATGTTTGGCTCCTCCTCCTTCGTTCCGGCCGCAATGTAGAATGGCAGTCTCTCTCCAGTATTCTGGTACACAATTTCCTGGTATATTGCACCCTGGATATCGTAGCCCCAGTACCGCACAAAATCTAGATAACCGATGTCTTTTACCCACTCCAACTTAGTGATCGATGCCATAACCTTAAGATCCGTAATGGCGATTCCTCTCACGAAGCTGTCAATTTTGATTTTCCATTCTGCCCCGAACAGCTCTCCAGTCATAATGACCTGTTTTTCTCCGCTCATATACTGCATGAACAGTGGGTCTCTCTCCATTCTGGCGATGATTCTCTCTGCTTGCTTATAATTTGCTTTCAACTCGCCTTTCTGAGTGAAGATTTCTGGATTCTCTTTCTTGAACTCTTCGAGCGTTCCTTCAAAGTAGGAATCCACGTAGGAACCCACCAGAAGCGGTGTGGTCTTTTTCTGCTCCCACCGTTCTTCCAGCTTCTCAACCGCCGAAAATTCACACGCCATCTTTCCGTATGTTCCTGCGAAATCCTTATACTGGGACACGCTCATGTACTCTTTGTTCGCTTCTTTGCTATAATAATTCTCTGCCGTCAAAACCATATGCCACTGCCTCCTACGCCTCTTCCAAAATCATTCCGTCAATAACCGGTTCTGCCTGCTTCTGGGCTTTTATCGCCGCAAATGCGTCTACCGGCTTATCATTCTCCGGCAGCAATGCCTGTCCTGTTGTTGCTCCTGTAAGGGACTGCTGATTGAATACCACGTCTCCACCGTCTTCGTAAGCTTTCTGCTGCTCTATATTGTCAAAGTCCAAATCAATCAACTTGCACAATCTTCTCAATACCGTTTTCTTGTACATCTCACCAGTGCTGCTTTTCCATGCCTGGCTGTCTTTTGCTTTAGAGTATGTGTTTCTGACATTTTCAATGTCTTCCGAACTCATCGTGTCATACATCATCGAACCATCTTCAAAAACCACAATAGCGAATGCTCCAATCATCTGTTCATTGGAAAACGGCTTCGGTCTGTACTGCACATTCTGTTTGCCTCCATCTACCTCTTCCATGAAGAAATCGCCCTGCCGTACTACTTTAGCAAAAATGTCTTTAATCTTATTTTTGCTGTACCGCTTGCACAATTTGATCTCGCCCTTATAATCGGTCTGAAAGCTGAGGTTTCCGCCATACGGGATGGCGTAACACTCACCGTTGAAGAAGTCCAATCCCAGGTACGCTGCTTTCGCTAAGCAAACCGGGATGGTTTCCGGATTGATTTTCTCCAACTGTGCTTTCTTCTTATCGTCCTTCATCATATCCTGGATCACTGTAATGCAATTCAGAATAAATCTCTGCTGATTAAACCCGGCCGGTAACGCTTCTTTGTTCTCGGTCAGTTTCTTCGTCAGTCCGGTTTTTATCGTGCCGTACCACTGTTCTACGGTCATCTGTCCCAT